TTGCGAACTGTTGGAATTGGATGAATATTTACCCAATTTCCCTGTGTTAAAAAATCGCGACAAACTCTTTTGCCAAGATAAAATCTGGCAGATGATCTGTCAAGATTTACGCTGGCAATTCATAAGATCGTGCTAGCCAAACTGTATTTTCTAAGTGTATAAATCATCTATTTCTTCCAACTCTCTTTTCCTTTCTTCTAAGTCATCGTCATCTATCACAATCACTTTTACAAAACGTTTCTCTTGTTTCTTTTTCAAATGATTCACATAAGGCCTCCCTGGAAGACCTTTTGTGATATCGAGTTGATAGAATGGTGTTTGCTTTGAATGATCCTTATGAAGTTGATACATATCTTCAAAGAGTGATCCAATCAGGATGGCAAGCCATCGTTTGACATTTTGTTCTGTTTTATCTGTTCTCCTAATTTTGATAAAATTCAAATCCGAAATCATATCTTCATGAAGCGATATCTCACGTAGAGAGAGCATTTTGCGTTTCATGAATGTATAGAGAAGTTCATGGGTCTCGTATTGATTCTTGGGAATTGCTACAAAGGAGCAATAATTCTCCATGTCACTTTTGGCATTTTTCAAGAGATGAATATTTACTACAGAGAAGAGTAATCGTAAAACAATAGGTATAAGTTCTTCTCGTTTCTCTCGTAACTTCTTCTGATTGACAAAGGAATACGATGGGTTTTCTTTGTCAATCGGTTGTTCAAAATAATCATGGAGATACAAATGGCATTTTTGACACATTTTGGCAGACAACTTTCTATTTTGCGAGAATTTCAATTTTTTACGGATAGACCATAAATTTGGGTGCAAAGAGAGGACCAGGATCACCACCAGTCATATCTTTTATATCATGACGGACAACTTGAGGATAGATATTTTTGTAGTAGTAATAATCTTCCGCAGTCGGGACATGGCTAGTTGCAAGTTGAACCATAGTGCCAGGGCTTGTAAAGCCATCCTTTCTCAAGAATAAAAATGCAACTGCAACAACTACAACCGCACCTATCAATACATTCATAACATGGAAGCCTTTCGCCATTTTCTACTCTTAGAGGCTTTTTTGCTACGCTTCTGTTTTCTTGATTTTCCTCCTTTCTTTGTTGACCAATTCTCTTTTATAAATTTAGTTGTGCTATTCAAAGGTGTAAGGTAGAGAGAACCTACTTGTTTCTGATTTTCATGCGTATAGGCTAGCATATCAGGTTCTGTTAAAAGATAAGCAGGCTTCTGTAAATGTTGGAAAATATAGAGAAGTTCGCACATATTTTCAAAATGACGATTCTGCTTTGCGGTGGTTCCTAGAATTTGACCCGTTGTTTCATTTTGAAAACCTCTAAATCCTCTAATCCACGCACAATTATACAAATAATATTCGTCAAAATCGAGTTCTGAACATATTTTCTCTAATGCTTGGAATGCTGTATTTTCCTTTGGCTTACATTCTTTTGATACTGTAGTCAAAGGCTGGTTCATCAAATTATAAAGTGATTTGGCATTCTGAAACTTATTCTGTGAAGTAACTAAATCAAAGTAGAAATACTTAAATAAAACAGTCCCATAATATCTTCCAGACATATAATTATCTGGGTTATCATTTTCATCTCTCTTAAAATTATTAATAAAACCTTCTAGATTTGGATATTTCCCAGATTTTCGCTTGTTGAAGATATTCTTATTTGCATAAAAGATATCATTATCAATCGTATCCTTTCTATAATTAGAGTCAAAGCAAAGAACAAGAGTGCCTTTTTCTTCCTCTTTGTTTGCACCAATTGATGCTAGAAATTCTAGAAGAGCCACAAGTTCATAAGGGTTGTTTCTCATTCCTTGAACTTTCCAGAAAAAGTCAGCTGCTCCTAGCATTATCACAAGACGATGTGCAGGAAATTCTTCTAAATCAGACTTTATATCGATGATTTGTTTTATTTTTGATTCTTCATTCATCTTACTATTTCTTTATGGATATTTGTACAATATCACAGAAGAACTAGTTTTCTTCAGTTAAAGTATTTATACACGGGGGAAGCCGACGAGGTTGGCACCGAGACCGAAGCCAGCACCCTGACGAGCCGTTACACCGATGGAGGGAGACACCAGGTCGAGCACGGCGAAGACAGCCGCGGCCACGAGGGCGAGCGTGGTGATCTCATCAAGAGGCAGGCTCTTGCGGGGGATAAAGATAGCAGCACCAGCCACTACGAGGCCCTCGATCAAATACTTGATTGCACGATTGATAACTTCGGAGACGTCCATTTGATTCTATATTCATTTCTTAGAAAATTTTTCCGCCAAATGCGGAAAACAAGTCTAAAGATTGTTGTGTATGGAGGATAGAATGTCCAACGTAGAGAAGGAGGAGTCTTTTCTGAGTGATGATCCGGATATCCCCAGCCAGCGCTGGTGTTTGCTAAGTTTCATTAGCCCGGAGAATGTTCTAAACCGGAAGGATCCGTTCTTTTTTGCGGCTTTCCTCCGCCAGTATGAACTCCAGGTTCGTGTGAAGTGTTTGGAGGAGTTCCTTGTGAAGACGGTGCAGAGGTTTAACGCAAAGATGGAGGAAGAGTCCAATAAACTGAGTGCTGCCGATTTGAGTGGTGCGGCCGTTCTTTGCCGGAATTCGATGCTGCAGATTGAGCCTTTCATTACTGATTTCCAGAAGTTCTCCAAGGATAAGCAGCGTGAGCTTTCTGCAAGCAAACTTCAGGAGGAGTATGATGACTTTATGTATAAGAATGGTGCTCAGTTGGAGGATGACTTCTATGCGAAGAATGACTTCCGCACGACTGTGCGTGGTCTGAAGATTCGTGGTGCCTACAGCACTCGTGAAGAGGCTGAGAGCAGAGCCAAGAAGTTGCAGAAGATGGATGCTGATCACAATATTTTTGTGGGCCAGGTGGGTAAGTGGCTCCCTTGGGATCCTGCTCCTTCCGCAATTGCTGAGCACGAATATGCTGAGGATCAGTTGAACACGCTCATGAAGAAGTATAAGGAGAACGAGGAGGCTCGTGAGCAGTTCCACAAGGAGCAGCGTAGCCGAGCCAAGAACAAGAGTGTTGTGTCGATGCCTGGTGCTACGCAGCAGGAGGGTGACTACAACTCCAGTAAGAATGTAAGTGTCTCTCGTGTGGAGGAGGATAGTTCTGTTCCTTCTCTTGGAACGGATGCCTCTAGTTTCTCAGGAATGTTCTCAGGTCCTGCTGATCTTGCTATCCAGCGTAAGATGGAACGCGATACGAAGAAGTAAAAAGTCTAAATCTCTAGAGTTTTTTGAAAAAATCAAAGAGATTTATTTAATTAGGGTAAATTGGGTGACAGATCGGCAAGCCGATCGCTCAGCCCAACCACTTCCTATGGTTGGTGTGACAGCTCAGCAAATGCTAAGCACACAGCACCAAATTTACTGAGGGTAAATTTGGTGGCACTTATTCTGCTGGCAGAAGGAACCTTCAGGGCAAGTTACACCAATACAATCAGGCTTGTGGGACTGACCACCGCGAAGGAGCCCCTGCACACGCATGTCTGTAGAAACATCGGTAAATCCCTCAAACGCAGTAGGGAACATACCCTTTACAATAGGAACTAACGCAAGGATAGCAACAAGAACAATCACTAAGGTTATGACACCAAAACGAGCCGAGCGAGCCATTTCTTCTTAACCTATGTATTTTTTACCCGGGATTAAAGAGGAGATTGTGTTGCTTTCTGTAAAAGGTCAGCAGCCTTTGTATTCTTCTCCAGATCAGCAGAAATCACACCTTCAAATTCTTCCTCGTAATCCTCAAACCCTTGCTTCTCTTCAGAGGGAGTGGGCTGATTTGTCAGAGTAGCAATTTGTGTTTGGCGATCCGTAATTTCCTTTGTAATTTTATCCTTTGTAGATTGGCTTAGCGAGGGATCTCCAAGCATCTTTTTGAATGTCTCTAACTCTTCATTCAAAGCCATGACTTTCTCCTTGATGTCTGCTGTCTCTTGTATTTGCTCCTTTGCTTCCGTAGATGGTTTGAGTGTCACAGTCGGTGTGGAATCAGCAAAACCTTCAGTAAAGCGTTTGGCAAAAGGAGCAAGAATGAGAATAGCAAATAAGACAAGTGCAAGACCTAATATACCAAAAGCCTTCATACCTTCTATCCTATATTCAAATTATTTACTGTATCCCTTGGGTAAAACAGGAAGATCGGAGAAATAAGGCAAAGTCGGAGGATCAGTCTTTGCACAGTAACCATTCACACACGATGTTCCAAAAGGACAAGGAGCTAAATCTACACCACACATACCCGAAGGAACATTTGTATCCCAATTTGTAAATCCCTCAGTTTTTACCATGCGATCACATAGCACCAGGAGAAAAGCAACAACAACCAAGACAATACCAGCAATAAACTCAGGAGACATTTCTACTAGAACTTTCTAACATTAATTTGAGGACCTTTGAGTTTTCGTGCCGCATTTGGATCATAGGATCCTTCATTTTCTTCTTTGTCTTTGTAATACTGTGCAGAATGCTGCCAGAACTCAGGAGCACCAATACGAAAATCAGGATGGAGTTCTGCCTTGTAATAGAAAATACAGTCTTCTAGTTTATTCGATTGACTTGTGTTATCAATCACAAGACATTCATAATTCTGTGTGCACTGATCCATCACTTGACAAAAGAATTCAAAGGATGGGAAAGCAGAACCATAGTTATTGAAAATACGCTGTCTGTTTGACAAATAAGGTTCACGAAGAATAAATACAAAATCTACATTTGTTCGGAGAGCAGGCTGAATACCCAGAGGATATTGCATAGTAATCAAAAAGAATACCTTCAACCAACGACCATTCATGAAGAGATAGCGAATATTCTTATCGTGAGTCCATGAGTCATCATACATACAGTCATCTAAAATTAAAAAAGAGCGAGGATCGATATTATTACGACGACCCTCTTCCTGATCTTTTAGAATTTTTGACATCATCATCTTCTGACGCTTGCAGAAGTTAGATAAAATCACAGGGCTGAACTCAGGGTGAATAAACAAAGGAGGAATCATTTTGCCATAGAGACCGTTAGACTATTCTGTGCCTGAAATCACAGTTCCTAGAGGCATATCTTGGTGGTGATACAGCAAATCACGAACAAGAGTGGATTTACCTGTTCTGCGACGACCAATAAAGATTGCCACAGCATCTTGGGGGATCTTCTTCATATCAAACTTCCTCAACGAAACATTCACAGCCGATTGCGCCATTTCTACACCTTCTATAAAACAGTTTTACTGCGGTAATGAACGCACTTTCCACTTCACTTACACAACCAGAATGTCCAACCTCAAAGGAACAGTAGTTCCTCCACCGAAACTGATTGTTCATCCAATCTCTGAGGATCTTCTTGAAAGTGAAGGGTTTCATCATTTACAAACATACAATCCCGGAATGGGACTTCTTTGTGAGATTAAGAACTCACAAGATGTTTGGTTGGATCATAGCCATAGAGTGATTTGGGCCGAAACAAGTTCAACAAAGGGCTCTATTCCTGTAGATCTTCAGATTGAACGCAATATTGAGCAAAAAGGCCAAGATGTTCAATTTGTGTCGGGGTTTCGTAAAATTACTCATTTAGTTGATCCTGTCACTTGGATGCAAGGAAAATACAGTATTCCAAAACAGCCTTATCTACCTGGCCATACAGAGTCATGGGTGTCTATGAGCGAAAAATTACAGGATCCTATGAATCAAGCCTATGTAGAAGCCTTAGCAAATTACAGTTTTAGCAGATTAAGAGAAGGTGATTATACACCCCATTTCCACAAGTTTTATGGTTCTTTCTGTGCTGTAGCAGACGTATATAGATATGATATTACAGATTCATACTTGTCTTATCGTCATAAGCGTTGGTTTTGGGAAAATAAAGAGAAGAATGTCTTT